ATTGAGACATTAAAATCCCTCTATAGAATTTGCCATAATCAGAAAATAAAAAATTAGTTCCTAAATCTACATTTGTTGTTGCTCCTGTGTAAGGTACATAAGTAGATGCAGCAGTTGTAGTAGATAATTTGTCATTAAATGTAGTCCAATCTGCTGAACTTAAAGCACCTCTGTTTGATGCCGATGCAGTAGGCAAATTAAATGTATGTGTTTCAAGTAAACTATTAATAGCAAAATCAATTCCTGCAGTTCCTACTGCTAAATACTGATTATTAGAAGTTAATCCATTAATTGCAGAGATTCCTGATGAAAAAGTAGTAATTATTTGACATAAATTACCATCCTCAGTATGTAATGTAGCCGTTCTACCACCTGAATTATTAACTATATAAACTCTTACAGCCAACCTATCTGTTAATAATAATGTAGTTGTTGGTACTGCTAAAGATGATAAATATAAATCAGTTAAAGTGCCTCCACTTATTGTTTCAGGTACTGCAGACCCACTTGCAATGCTTGTAAATACAGCACCATCATACTTTAAAAGTTCAACATAAAACTGAGGAGTTCCTCCGCTTGAAGACATTGAAAAAAACATCTCAAAGTTCCACGCACCTCCGGGTATCTCAAGTCTATTTGGATTACCTGCATCTGTTAAAAATTGTGCAATTAATCCATTACCACTTAAATTAAAATCAGTTCCTGCTCCAATTATTGCAGTATTTGACATCTGCTTATAAGTTGCAACTGACGCAGCAATTGAACCATTTAGATAATAAAATACGGATGACCCTCCCCCTCCTGCTGTTGGAAAAGTAGCTAATTGACCATCTCCTCTAATATATTGAGTAGCTGTACCAATAGCAGTAACAGCCAATGTTCCATTACTTATTAATGGAGTATTAGCAACACTAAATGCTACAGGCATACTTAATCCAATTGATGTAAGTCCTGTGTCTATGTCTGACCAACTTGCAGTAATTGTTCCACCATCTTGTTGATTAAGTGTAAGTGTTTTAGTACTTGTACCTGTAACAGCAGCACTAACAATTGAGTCATTGTATGCAGTATTCCAATTAGATGAGTTGTCGGTGATATATGTTATTGTACCTGAAGTTGACTTAACTAACCCTGTGCCACTTAATGCGTTTTGTTTGCTATTAAATGTTGTCCAATCAGTGCTAGTAAGGTAACCATCTTGTGAAGTGGTAGCAACTTGAATAGAGAATACACCTGAAATATTATTATATGCCAATGGTGTAGTCGCACTTACTGAATTTCTTGCACGTGTATCTGTAAAATAAAGATTTAGACTTCCTTCACTAATGTCATCTGTTGTAAGACTAACAGCTCCAACTTGTCCATTTACTGATGTAACTAAGTCAGTATTGTCAATCTTGTTCCACGTGGAACCATTGAATATTGCCCAATCACCCACCTGCCAATCAGTGATCCCATTAAGATTTGTTGTACCTGCTACATCAACAATGTAGTACCAACCTTGAGTACCTATACTACTTGTTAATGTTGGAGTATTAGTAAATGCGTTCCACACACCTTTGAACATAACTCCACCAACTAATCCATTTAATTGATTTTGTACCTTACCAAAAGCTGACAAGATACTATCTGCTGCAGATATTGACCCACCTGTAATACTTAGTCCTGTCAAAACCTTTCCTGTAACAGCAGGATTACTGAGTGTAATAGCAACTGATCCGGGACCTGTTGCTGTTGCCTCTCCTGTTAATGCAGTTATGTAGTTTCCTGCATTTTGTTTTCCATTAAATGTTATCCAATCTGCTGCAGACAAGTACCCACTTTGGGTTCCATTTGATTGCTGAATTGAGAATATACCTGTTATACTATCAAGAAATAGTGGTGATGTGGCTGAATAAACAGGTAAATTAACCCATTTAATATCTGTTCCTGTGCTTGACAGTACTTGATTTAAAGTTCCAACTGAAGAATATCCATCCGTAATAGTTCCATCAATAGTAATATTGTTGTTTACTGTTGCAGTGTTTACATTAATGTCTAATGCTTGAATGTTTGCAGTTAAAATAATATCAAGATTAGCTGTATTGCCTACAGTCAATACTTGTTGTAAATTAGGGGTAAATATAGGTGGTAGTGTTACCCACTCTACGTAGTTTCCTGTACTTGTAAGTACTTGAGCAGCAAGTCCTTTTGAACCATTTACGTCATATAATGCTCCCAAGACATTAGTATCTCCATTAAGATAACTATCTAATAAAGTTGCTGTATTTGTTACCTCAAGATTTGTGGTGTATATTGTTCCATACAATACAATATCTTGAGTTGCGGTATTACCGTAATCTAAAACACCCTGCAAATTATTTGCAGGGATAATTGGTAAAAATAGATTTAATAACTCTAATAATGTGAAGTTATAAGTTATATCTTCAATAACCCCTCCAACACTTGTGCCGATTAACTTATCAGCCAATTTAGGTACGGGGACTACCTCATATGTGCTAATCTTTGACATCCGTTATGAGGGTTTTAATGTACTATCTTCAAATAATCTGCTGTCCTATAGATTTGACCTGCAACCAATCCTCCTACTAAAGCTGCTGCATTATCTGCGTACACAGGCGTATTGGTAATTGTAATATTAGGAGCATTGAAATTTGCTTCATATAACTCTAATAATTCTTGAGGAGTAAAGTTATAGGTTCCATCCGGAGGTGTACCATTTACACTTGTACCTATAAGTCTATCATCTAGCTTAGGTAATGCAGCAATAGTGTATGAGTTAATTTTCATTATACTAATTTTGTTTTTGAGTTACTTCTCCTGTTTGCATATTAATAACTGAATCAGCTCCGTACTTATCTATAAGAATCTTCTCATTATTAGAGAATGCATTTATAATTTCGTGTGCTTGTTTGATCAAACCTTGCTTTTGCAATTCAAGTTCACCAAGATTAATCTTAATTTTAGTGTAATCTGCTGAACCTTTTTTAATAAATTCTAATTCTTCTTCTGTTAAATTGACTGTTTTTTCCATTTAATTTAATTTTTTAGTTGTTACAAAGATATAGTTTTTATTGGATATTTTTATTTACAATACCAAGTGCTCGTTACCTTTATATGGTAAATAATTAGGCTTACCATTTTTCTTTGTGCAGATTAAAATCTCATTTTTAAGATTGTCCTTATCATAAGAAACGTGTACCCATCCCGGTAATCCATTAACAGGATACTCGGCAATCATTTGTTTAAATTTAAGGTTGTCTTTAATGTAATGAAATACTTCATTATTTGTAACTCCTTGAGTACTATTGTCTTGGTCTAAATCTAAAGCCATTCCCTTACAATGGTCAGATGTTTTTGATGAACCCGGAATAGCTGCATTTAATTCTTTGCTCCTGTACCCACTTGAGATATGTATTGGACACCTAAAGTTATTACGTATTGGCTCAAATACATTATCTGCTAGTATCTTAAAGTTAGCAATATGCTCCTCTGTAGGCATATTTGCTATTCCAAGTCTTTTTGCTGACTCACTACGGGTTAATTCTGCTAAGTCTAAGTGTTCTGAAATCTTCATATTAGTTTAATTTAAAGAATAAAAATGTTACTATTACACCAAGTAGTATCTTTTGTAATATATCTGTATTGTGGGTTTTATAAAATAACTCTTCGTTTTTTGAATACATTTTTTTATTCTCTTCGTATTTCCATTTATACTCACTTATTTCTGATCTGACAAAACCTATGCTACTATCATATTGTTTCTTACCATCTATTAAATTATTTTTTAATATAGTAATTGTATCTTTTAACTTAGAAACCTTTTCCTCATACTCATCAAATGACTTGTTTATCTGCTCACCCTGTTTAATAGTCATTATAACCACAGTGTCATTACCTATTTTTTTGGTCAGTGGATATTGTGCGTAAGATAAACTTACTACCTGTGTCAATAGTATTAACACTATCCAACTTTGATTTAGCTTCATTCAATTCATTTTTAAGATTGCTAACTTCTGCATTTAAAGCAGTTATTTTATTAACTGTATTAGTAACAATTTTTGCAGCTTTCTTAGATGCATTGTCTTGTATAGCAGCACTTAGTTCACTTGTCTTATTTACCTTGTTTAATAAATCCTCAAACTCTACATCTTTAGAATGTTGTTCATCTATCTTTTGTCCTGTTATTAATTGACAAGAGCTAAACAATATACACAGTACTAAGATTCTCATTATTTAATATGATTTATGCGACCAAGCTGTTCTAAAGTTGATAATTTAGAAGTAGCAGATGACAAAGAACTATCTAGTCTTCTAACTGCATCGTGTAATAATTCTTCCTTTACCTCTAGCTTCTCAATCTTTACAGACTGAGTGGACGCTTGATCAGTGAATGTTTTTCTTACATCAACATATAAATACCCAATAGCTAGAAGAACTATAAACAATGTTCCTATTACAGGATTCTTTGAAAACTCTTTAAAGCTAATAGGCATTTTAATAGCCTCTGTTGCTTTATCAGTAATAGTTTTAGATATTGGTTTTTTAGCTGTTGCCATCTTGATTATCTTTTTTCTTAAAAATAGTTTGAGTAGCTGATATACCAAGTGACCCAATTGCAAGGGCAGTTAGACATTCAACTAATATAGTTGGTGGATCCTTATGAGTATTACTGCATAAGCTATAAATTAATGCTCCACACAAGAATATAGTTGTAATTATACCTACAAATCTCTTGGTACTTATTTTTCCATCTTCACTTAGAAGTGAGTAAATAAAGTTCTTTATCATTGTTAAAATATTTTTTTATGTAATCCTATACTAAATTGGTTTGTTGTATAACTAAAGGTATACACCTCTTTTTGTTTCTTATATAATACCCCAACACCTACTCCAATCTTGTTGTCAAACATTCTTACATCACCAACCAACCCTAAATATAACTCATTTTTTTGTTTATGATATATGTCGTTGGTTATAGTGATTGTCTTCTCTACTATGCTAGATTTAAAGCTTCTTGATTGAATTTTATTTTGGGATATGGTGTCATTTATAATAAAAACATTGCTGTCTTTTCTTATTGTGTCTGAGTAAGCCACTACTTGGTTGTAGTCTTTTACAATAAATGCAGTATCGTGTACTTGCACTTGATCTGTTTTATAAACAGTATTTAAAACCTTATGGTATATATCCTTTCCTTTCTTGTACTCAGTGTACTGTTTTACCTGTACTACTGTATCTATTTTTGTTATAATCCTCTCCTTTACATCACCGCACTTGTCAAACATAAAAAATATTAATACTAATAGTATACCTATTATAATTATATTTTTACCTACCTTGACCACGATATTGTTTTTTATATAGTTTGCTATTTTTTACTTTACTTGTCTTTGTCTTAGCAGCAACTCCTTTTATTTTTGTGTTCTTTACGTAAGCCATATTTTATTTTTTTAATATAAACTCAGTAATAATTTTTAATGCGCCTAGTCCAACTAATGTGACAAGGGCGTAGAAGTATGCTTTATATCTTTTAAGTTCTGCTTTTAGTTCATACACTTCTTTCTTAACTTCTTTAAAGTTTCCAATTAACCCATTTGAGTCTTTATCTATTGGATTCCCTGCTAACAAAGTATAAACATCTTTCAACATAGCTTTCATTTCAAAAACTTCCTCCTTCAGAGATTCTAGTTCTTCTGCCATAACCTGAAGCTGTTGTTTTTCTTGGGCATTTATCATAATGTTAGAATATTACCAAAGTGCATTAATAAGTGTTGCAGTTGTTCCACTTGCTGAAGAATGTACTTTTATAACTTGAACAGGTAATACTGTTCCCAAAGGTACTGCTGTAAATGTTATAATATCTTGACCAATTGTAGTAACTCTTACATTTCCTGCTCCACCTACATACAAGAAACAACCATAATTACCAATAGTTGTTTGAGAAGATGCTTGATATATAATATATTCTTTACCACTTGCAGCAAATATATCTGCATTAAGTACAATCACAGTTGCACTTGTTACAGACACTACAGTTGCAGCAGTTCCATCAGTTGTATTATAAACAATATCACCTGTTCTTGTGTTCAAGTTAATAAAGTTACCTGATGTGTTTACCAATTGATTGGTAACAGCACTTGTATTTGTACCTGAACCAACAGGAGCAGGATAAGGAACATTTGCATTATCTGTTGGAATAACTGCTAATGCTCTTGAAAATTGCGATTTAAAAACTGACATATTTTTTATTTTTTATCTTGATAAGGAAATGCTCTGTTTAATGCGTCTTTTCGTGCCTTGCATCCACAATCTTTATTAACTACATTAGCTACTGTGTCTACAATCTTTTTAATACCTGTTGCTTTTGTAATCTTTTCAATTGTATCTCCAAGACCTTTGCTTTTATTTGATTGCTCCATTTGATTTAATTTTTGCTGTGTTTGTTTTTGGGTTATAAGAAAAATCACTTTTAGATTTATTTAACCTTTTCGATTCTCTATCTATTGCTCTTTCTCCTGCAGTCATACTATTTCTCATAGCTCCTGCCTTTGTAAATGTCTTGCCATCACTTTTTAAATGACCACGTTTTATTAATAAATCAACAGCCATCTCTCGATTTCCAACTTGTTTAGCAAGTCTATCAACCAATTGACCACGCCCCATAAAGAGTTGTGTTTGCTGTTTCATTTTTTTACTTTACCTACATTACCTTTCAAAAAAGACATCTTCCCATTTAGGGAACTCTTTGATTCATACTTTTTTGCTTTGCTAATTATCTTTTCTTGCTTTAACATTGCAGGAGTTGGTTTCTTACCTGAACCTTTTGCATCTCTGATATTATCCCAAAGTCCTCTTTTAGAATATGAACCATCTTTTCTTTTAATTAGTTCTGCCATTAGTATTTACCTTTACGATTTTTAGGATTGCTTGTTGTTGATCCACCCGGTCCTGCCCATAAATTTTTACACGCCCAATATCTTGGTGTTAGTTTGTTTGTAAATTTAATCTTTTTTTTCTTATTGATTTTGCATTCTTATAAAATAAAGAATTTAAATCGAAATCTGCTAAAAACCATCCTTTACAAGATTTTCTTTCTTTTGATAAAAGTCTTCTTAAATTATGTACACGTAATAAAGTAAATTCAGCCGCTTTGTTAATATCATAAAAATGAATAACTTCTTCATTTTCTTTTTTAATTGATATTGGTACTTCAAATCCTTTTAAAATGTATTTATTTTTTAAAAACCTTTTTTTTCCACTTATATTTTTTAATCCTAAAAAATTAGCACAATCAGCTTGCGAGTCAAATTTATAACATACACCTGTTTCTGAATTTATTATTTCAATTTCTTTTGATGTATTAATATTTATTCCTCCTATCCCTCCAATTTTTATATTTAAACAATCTTCTGATAATATAAGTTTTTTTGTAACTAATTTTTCTTCGTAAATATAGGCTTCCTTAATAGAGTCAAACTCTTTTAATATTTCTCTTTTAAAATTATTATACCCATATTTTATTACAGAATCAATAAAAGCTGATTTTATTCCTTTTCTTTTTAATGATAAAGCAGTTCCATTACTACAAACACCACAACCAATGTATCCATCTGATTTTATTCTTTCAGAATGAACACCTATATAGTATTTACCTGTAGGTATACAAATTGTTTTGTAAACAAAATATTTCATTACTTACCTTTTAAATACTTTGGACTACTAGGAGACCATAATGCTTTACAAGCCCAATATCTAGGAGTCATTTTATCATTTGCAGAATCACAATTGTGACGAGATTTAAAATTTTTTCTCGCTTCTGCTGAATAATTTGACTTATAACCTTTTGCCCCAAAGTGGAGGAGTTTTTCCTCCCCATTGGAACAACCTTTAACCATCATCTTCTTTCCCGGTCTATCAGATGGGACAGGACGATTGCATTTCATATTTGACTTATCAGCCATAGAAATTAGTTTCTAAAGTCTCTCCTAGTGTGACCCGGAGTGATTACAATATCTTTTTTCTTTAACTCAGGAATAGCATAAGCGTCTTTTGGACCTTTTGCTTTTGGAATCTCTGAAAGTACTTCTTCTGAAATCTGAACATTATCTTGGATAATGTCATCTTTAGATTTTTTTAATCCGTTTGCCATAAATTTAGAATTTAATTACTTATTCATCATTTTTTTCTTTGCGCCTTTTCCTGCGCCTTTGATTGGTCCTTTAGAAGGAACACCACCTGCCATACCAAAAGCCTTTGCTTTTAAAGCACCTTTAATTGAAGGACCGCCACCTGAAGGCATTTGCATTCTTGAAGAAGCGGGTAAGTTTGGAGTTGATTTCATCTTTTTTAATTTTTAATTTTTATAAATATTTATTTACCAAATGAGTTTCCTAATGTCTGAAGTCCTGCAATACGACCTGCATCACTGACACGCCTTCTTGCATTTCCTGAGCCTTGAGTAGAACTAATGTATCTATTCTTATTACGACCTAAATTGTCTTTAAGTCTTTGTTCGTTTTTTTGTAAAGCCATTATCTTTTGAGCTTGTTCATTCTTAAAAGTAATAGCATTTAATTGCTGTTGAAGAGTTTGCTTTGATTCTGATTTTTTCTCTTCTCCTTTTTTCTCTTTAGGTTTTTTTTTTTCTGCCATATTATTATTTTTTAGCAAGATATTCTTTTGCTTTATCAGTTCTTTTCATTTCATAAACACCCGGTCCTGTCATTACTTTTGTATATCCTTCAGGAGCTACAGCCTTTACATATTTTGTTGGTTTACCTGAAGCTAAATATTCTTTAGCATTCATTTCTTTTTTTACTGATGGTTTATCACCACCTGTTGGTTTACCTGAAGCCAAGTATTCTTTAGCTGTCATTTCTTTTTCCTTTTCTTTTTTACCAATTGGTGTTTCAGCCAATGGAGTATCAGGACGCTTTATTGAATTTGTATTGTGATAATCTGAGCGAGAACTTAAATCTTTTGCCATATTTATTTTATTTGAGGTTCAGGTGTAGGAGCCAATGGAGTATCAAGACGTTTGTAAAGAGGTTGAACATAATTTTGTGACGGTGAACTTAATCCTCTACGTGCAGCTTCATTCTGTCCGTATTTCTCAGCTTTATTTGGAAAGTTCTCAGCTCTACCACTAACCACTCTTTCAAATCCTGATTTGTAATCAGCACTATCTTTAGCAGTGGTAACTTTTCTCACCTTTGACATATTGCGATAATCAGGAACAGGATCACTGTTTTGCTTCTTTTTTTTCAAATCGTCCTGTGGCATAATTGAATAATTTTGATAAAATTAATTAACTTTACTTTACAAATGTAATAAAATTTAATTAAATGAAATCATACCCCACAGATTACCTCAAATATTGGAGGGTTATCCGCTTCTATATGAAGTCAAAACACGGACTTGGACAAGCAGACCTTGACATTATTTTGTTCCTATACTCAGAAGGATACTTTGGAAGAGCTGACTTTGCAAAGTTTGCTGAACTTGTAAGTTGGGAACTAGGCAGGTTTAAACGACTATGGAAGGAAGGATGGATAGAACACTTTAGGAAAGGAACCGGAAGGACTAGAGCAATATACCAACTGTCCCCAAAGGCTAAAAGTGTTGTACTTGACATCTACAGGAAGCTAAATGGGGAAGAAATCCCTACAAGTCTCTCCTATAACCCAATGTTCTTGAAGAACGTGAAGTACACAGATAAGGTATATCGTACTATGATACTACAAATGAATGCCTACTATAGAGAACAACGTGAAAAGTCTCGTACTAAACCAACAGAAGAGGACTAGATTACTACCACCACGTCACGTTCAGAGATGATAGTATACTGCACATCGTCAATTAGCATAGTAAAACTATGTGCCTTGTCGTAATACAACTCGTCATTCTCGCTTATAACAGTCACGTCAGTGCCGGGTGCTACCACAATTGCACGTTTATAGCGCAGTTGGTTTGTGTCCTCACCTGATAGTATCAAACCGCTCTCGGTAGTTACTGTCTCTTGGATATCTTTTACAATTATGTACTTTCCGATTGGAGTCATTTGATTTGTTTTATTGCCAATGATTATTGTCAGTCTCCCACCAAAAGGTGAGGTCTTGCTTACTGTTGTCATAGTACTCACCTATGTAGTTTGACTTGTAAATAGAACCCGTGTTCTCGTACATAGCCACAGTATAGATGTTAGTAACACCTCTTGAATTAAAATATTTCTCTAAAAACGTATAGTTACCACCCCTTATAACACCTGCCTCTACTAACAATACTCTTTTGCCTTCTAGCTTATGCCCATAAATTGACATAATGCTAACTAACTCATCAAAGTACTTATCATCCCAAGTCTCATCCGGGTAAGGAACTTCTACTCCAAAACCATCACATATCTCACCGTTGATGGTCAATGAATGTCTCAATGCCTGACCAATTACTGAAGAGTAGTCTGTGGACACTGTTATCACAACTGTGTTCTCAGAGTTGAACCCATCCCTTATTAACTTATAACTTATTTTCTCTATCAATGACTTCTCGTCATCAAAAGACACCTTTAGTATCTTTCTATTGCTACCCATAACCTAATCATTTAAAACTATTACCCAATCTTCAGCAAGCATATCTGTTTGAGATGCCAACCAAGGGACTCTACTCTTAGGAGCGTCAGGATTTTCTGTTTGCAACCCTATTGTGTCAATGTAAATATAAGGACTTGTCATCTTACTGTATAAGTCAGGGACTTGTAGTTTAATAAAAATTCCTTTACCATTCCATCCATTACGGGCAACTTTTTGCCCTATTTTTAAATCTTCTAGTGCTTGTCCAAAGTTCATAATATTTAATTTTTATTGTGATTGCTCATAAGTACGTGCCATTGTGATGATCGCATTGGTTGAAAGTATGGTATTTGCAACACTGACAGCATTTTGTAATGCACATCTAGTTACTTTTAACGGGTCAATGACACCCATCTGCACCAAGTCACCCATCTTGCCTGTCTTCAAATTATACCCACTGCCCATTGCTACCTCACCCTTATATATGTCCTCAATCTTTAGTCCTGCATTTGCAAGTATCTGAACAAGAGGGACTTGTAACGCCTGACTTACAATTTTAATTGCAGCAGATTGCTCACCACTCTGACTCTCAGTGCCTATCAACAAACTCTCCTCAAACAATGCCTTACCTGCTCCCGGCAGAATCCCTTCCTCAAGTGCTGAACGAACTGCACAAACAGCGTCATCAACCCTGTCATACAACTCTTTTTGCTCTAAGTCAGTTTGACCACCTACAAATATTACACCAATACCACCTGTAAGTGAAGCTATCCTCTCAAGAAAGAAGTCTTTCTCACCCTTCTTTGCTGTTGCCTTGTGTCCGTCCCACAACTGAGCAACCCTCTCCTCTACCAACTTCTCATCAGACTTCGCTGCACTTCTTATGATCACCGTCTTATCTTTACCAACGATCACCTTAGCTGCGTGACCCAAGTCACCAAAATTTATGTGGCTCAAGTCATCTCCGGTCTTCTCGCTATAATAAGTTGCTCCAACACTAACCGCAATGTCGTGCATCAGCTCGTGCTGCTTGTATCCAAAGTTTGGCGGAGGAACAGCGACTACCTTTAAGTGTCCCTTCATCACATTCGCTGCAAGTGTGTTTACCACGTTTACATTACAAGGTGCAATGATCAAGAGCTTCTTCCCCTCACTAATGATTGGCTTCAATACGTTCTCAATCTGCAATATATTAGCTATCTCAATGTCAGCTACCAACACCATCACATCCTCAAACACACACTCGTCCTTTTTTTGGTCATTGATAAATAGTGAGCTTAAATACCCACGATCAATTTTAAGACCCTTTGTGGTCTCTGCATATGTGTCTGCTGTCTGACTCCTCTCCACTGTGACGATACCCGTCTTACCCACGTCCTTATACACCTCTGAGATGATTCTACCAATCTCTCTGTCATTGTTGGATGAGATACTAGCCACATCAAGCAGCATTGAACTACTAACCTTCTTTGCTTTCCTTCTCAACTTGTCAACCACTTTATTACTAATGTCAACCATCTGCCTCAACACCTCCGTCCGATTCATATCATCTTTGATATGCTCTAGTCCTCCCAACACCAATGCCTCAGTCAGCACAATAGCCGTAGTAGTACCATCACCTGCTGCAGTAGCCGTTCTATCTGCTGCCTCCTTCATCATCCGAACCGCAAGGTTCTCCGATGGGTCTATTAGGTCAATTGCCTTAGCTACCGTTACCCCGTCCTTAGTTACTGTAATTCCGTGTGTGTGGTGTGGTGACTCTATCAGTACTGTGTTGCCTCCGGGTCCAAGTGTGCTCTTTACTGCCCTTGACATCTTGACAACTCCACTGATCAGTTTCTTCCTTCCGTCCGATCCAAATTGTAAATCTTTGGGTGAGTACCCAATTCCTGTTGTTTCTACCATTAGATTTGATTTAGGGTACAAATATAGTAAGTATTATGTTTATAACTGCCTACTTTCTGATTTAATTTATTTATCCGGTAGGATTTTACTAGGTACTAATACCAAATATACACTATGATGCGCATCGTGTATGTCGATATTATACCGAATAATGTCGGTTTATGTCGATAATGAGATACCGTTTTGAAAAACGACATTGGCTGAAACGTATGCCCAATAAGACTATTAATGATTTTCAATCATTAAATGTCAATAATGCGGAAAATATTCCCTTACTCTTCTCTATATATTTATTTCCTTTTACTTTTTTTTTCCTACTATAATTTCTCTTTAAAATCGACATTTTCGACATAAAAAGAATAAAGTATTAATAATCAATTAGTTATAAAAATAAAAACGACATAAAAACGACATAAATCAATGACAGAAATGTCGATAATTACTATAATAGACAAAAAAGAACCCAATACGGTTATACAACAGGTTAATAAAAATTAACTTACTGTTGTATGTCCCTAATATTGGGTCCTCAAATAGATAGGGTTTCTTAGTCCATATTAGGTCCTTCCATCATCTCTGAACGAAGGTTGCCAAGAAATACAGCCTCTGCCATTGTCTGTACTTTCTCCATATGACGGATTACCTTCTTGGCACTAGCAGCTTGCTGAATGCCGGTCTGACCATCAGGACGATTGTTAATTAACATCCCCTTGTTTACAGTCAAACCAAAGTTAGCTCCACTCTGTTGGTAGATGCTATTCTTCAAATCAGTTTTGTAAACGCTGTCTCCAAATTTTAGTTTCATAATAATTATTTTAATAACGTGTGAAATATTTCAAGTCAAAGATAAAACTTTTTTAGATAGTAGTAGTAGTTGGGTAGTATAGCGGGTTGACGCAGCGACCCGTGATCCGGAAGTCAAATTTAAACAAAGGGGTGGGGGTGCAATTAGTTTGCCCCGTCCGGATTTTTTGGCGATTTCCCTCCGCCGGCATAGTCCACTAGCTTGGTGGACTGATGCTCGGTTAGTCTACCATCTTGGTGGACTGTCCATTGGTTAGTCCACTAGCTTGGTAGGGTATTAGTCCGGTTACTCCATCACATTGGTAGAGTAATGATTAGTCTACTAATCTAGTAGGGTAATGATTAGTCCATCGATCTAGTGGACTGATATAGTCTACCAATTTAGTAGGGTAATGACTAGTCTACTAATCTAGTGGAGTAAGCTTAGTCCATCAACTTAGTAGGATATCTATTAGTCCACCAATCTAGTAGGGTATCCCTCCGGACCATTCCCTTTGCAACTGCCATCTTCTCCTCCTGATTAAACTTTCTGCTACCTGACTACCGGACCATCTACATATACACAAAAGGAATGTGGATAACTATTTTAAAAAAAGATACAAATAAATTTGGATGGTAATAGTATTAGACCGATATTGCACTCGGATTCAGCGATAGCTAATCCTTGCTCCTTGACATATTGAAGTGAAAGTTAATATCAGAATAGCCTACATCGGGCTTATAATGGAATAACGGCACTACCTACACTCCTAAGAGAAATGCACTACCTGTACACAGGTAACACTCTAGAGCAATGCACAGGATAACCCACCAAACGATTGACCAAGTTGAAACAACTGCATAGTCAATTCCCACTATACCAATTGATGATAATTAACAAGTAGCCACATTGACGCAGACTCCGAAAGGATGATAGGCGTGTTCCTGAGGACATCAATGTGTCACTATTAATGCAGCCACTGACGGTCTAAAGCCCGTGTAAATGCAGATAGATAGGATTATATTAATAACACTAAAATTAAAAATTATGACTATTCAGCAATTAAAAACAGAAAACGAAATGCTAAAGCAGTTGATCAAGTATGGTAAAATATATATCAATTCTTGGAGTAGCGATTGTGATGGTGGACATTCAACAAGTGGATGTGAATTTAGTAGTATAGATGACGTGTATAAGTGGGAAGAGGACAAGGTAGAATGGGCAGATGGTCCATTTGGATGGAATCTAGTTGAACCAAATGAATTACAACTAGAATCACATACTTGGTTCACTAGGTAGGTTAACTGATGAGGATTAAGTATCCGAAACCGGCAAAAGCCGGTATTAACCACTAAAATTAAACACAATGAAAAAGTTTCCAATTGCAATCGAGCGAAAAATCGCAGTAATTAACGAGATGTTACCTATGGTAGCTGAGTCAGAAGAGATTCCATACACATACGATGGAGGGACATTCCCTCACTATGTGAATGTCGAAAAAATTGTAGTTAAGAATCAGTTTGTTACCATCTATGGCGGTAGTAGTCAGTATGATTACATTGGTCAGCAAAGGTACAATGTAAGCAAGGTAGATATGTTCGATGAAATGGGAAGAGCGGACCTAATGCATACACTAAACGTAATAATCAAAGCATTTAAATCAGCAACTAAAAACTAATATATATGGAAATCACATTCAGAGAGAAATTATTACTACTAGACTCAATGCAAGAAAGAGTCCGCAAGATAGACTGTCTAATACCAATATTTGGGGATGATAAGTGGATGGAAGACCAATACAAGGATGAGCGCAACTGCATTGTTGAGCTATGCGCTAAGCTAACCGGATACAATGTTGATGAGTTCTACAAGGTTAACTGATGAGGACTAGATGTCCGAAACCGGAAGCAATTCCGGTCTTAACTACTAAACTTAAACAACTATGGTAAAAATTAATGGTGCAGTAATTTGGGAAGGTCCTTCCCTTTACGATGGCAAACCGATTGCAGTAATTATGGTAGGACTGTCGCAAGGTAGTGCTAACACCAAGACAGGAGCAATGGTCCAAACATATATTATCCGAACTGATATGCATCCTATTGATGCGTTGAAGAATGGTGGTGATGAGTCAATCTGCGGAGATTGTAAGCATAGACCATTACTAGCAAAGGACAATGGTGAAGCAAGATGCTATGTCAATGTCGGTCAAGGAGTGAATATGGTATACAAAAGTTTTCTAAAGGGAAACTATCCTAGGATAACTATGGATGAAGCAAAGGACCTAGTGAAAGGTAAAAATATCAGATTCGGCACATATGGTGACCCTTGTGTAGCTCCAATTGAGATATTCGAAGAACTAGCTAGTGTATGCAAACGTCGGACCGGCTATACACATAGGTGGAGAGATAGCAACTTCAATATGGAATGGTCAAAGCTAGTGATGGCATCAGTAGATGACATATGGGAGCAGCAGACTGCACTAGCTATGGGAATGCGTTATTTCAGAGTGCAGATAGGCTACAATGCACCATTGCAAGGTGAGATTAGTTGTCCGGCATCAAAGGAGTCCGGTCAAAAGACTACTTGTACAAACTGTTGCCTATGTTCCGGCACATCAATAAAAGCTAAGAACATTGTCATTATTGACCACGGACTAGGGCATCAGAAAAGAGCAAAATTATTAATCACATCATAAAACTTACATATGTTAAAGTTCAAAAAAATATGGGCAGTGGACGTAGAGTTCAAAGGTCAATTTATTCAAATCACCTCCTTTAGGTACAAGGTAGATGCCATTAAAGAAGCAAAAAAATGGAGCAATACCAAGGTAGAAAAGAGAGAATTACTAACCGATAAATACTAAAAAAATGCATCACAAAACAATTGAGAAACTGCAAGACTTGTACGGGTACAAGCAAATGCAAAAAATGATTAACGACGGGTCAGCTTGGATGATGGAAGGGA